AAACCATGCTCATCAGCAAATGCAGCAATACCTGTAAGAGATGTTCCAATACGACGGTTTCTTTGCATAATGCCGTTTGTAACTGGCCAATGTGTTGGCATAAGAGTAACAGTCTTTCCATACAAGTATGCAAACTTAAGAGTCTTTAAGAAATCTTCCTTTGACTCATGACGATTAAGGTGAACTTCTACAAGGGTGCAAAGTTCATAAGATTCAAGTGGCTGCTCTGCACATGGATTAAATCCCATAATACGAGCATCCTTATAATCTGGAGAATCTGCAAGACGACCATAATCACGTGCAACTCCAAGCCAGATAAAACCTGGTTCTCCGTTATCCGCAATCAAATCTACATAGTCTTCATACTTAGTTCCAACTTCTGCTGCAATTGAGTTATTTGACATCCATGCCCAGCCTGGCTTTTCTGGATCGTATGAGTTTCTTTCTGGGAATACTTCTGGATTCTTAAGATTAATAAAACCATCGTCTTCTGGTGTACCCAAAGCAAGAGTTGCAGAACGACGAACATTTCCAGAAACAACACATGTTCCGATAAGGTTTACGATATCTACAATTGCACGGCTATCAAGCATATCTCCCGCTCTAGAGCCCACAACATTGCGAATGCGTGTATGGAGATCAATAAGTGGTGCTGGACCGCTTGCAACGCCTCCAAAGCCCTTAATAGGGGCTCCTAGAGGACGGATAAGGTCATAGTTGAACTCTTGAATTGGTTGATTCTGGCGTAAAAATGAATTAATCAAAAGACGTACAGACTCTACCCAGCCTTCACGAGTATCTGGGATTTCATAAGTAGATACTGGCTCAGTAGGAGCATAAATAGGCATTTGCTTGTCTTGTCCAAGAGTATCAAATCCTACTCCAATACCCAGCATTAATGCATCCATAACCCAAGCAAATAATGCACCTGGATCATTGCGATCAATGTCACGAGTAGAAACCATTGCACAGTTTTGAAGGGAAGCAGAGTTGCGCTTCTCCATAGTCATAGGTGTACCAAATGCCCAAAGACCACGACCTGGTGGTGTCCACTTCAACTCAAACATTCTCTGGAATGCTTCCTGAGCAGACTTCTGTGCCTTGTTATCGTTCCATGGGAGACGATTATCCTTAGCATGGTTCTTTTGTACTGAGTACATACCCTCAATTACACGACGGCAAACTTCATGCCAGCGTTCCTTAGTTCCATCTTCCTTGACACGAGAATATGTACGAATAAATGTAATTTCTCCAAGTGAGTTAGATCCTGCATCTTGAAAACCAAAAGGACTTGGAGCATTATTATATTTATTTACAAATTCATCGGAAAGACGAAAAGAGAATACTGTGTCTGACATTTATTTACCTTTCATAGCAAAAATAAGTTGGGTACTTTGTAAAATCCAAAGTAGTTCCTAAGTATAGCACAGTTTAAAAAGAAAAACACGCTCACAAAGAGCGTGTCAATCTATAGTTTATAGTTAGTACTTTTGTAAAACAAAAGTAGTCTTACATTATGAGATCCAGTGATTTGGAACCATATACTTAAGTCCACTCTTAACTAGGTGAGCTGTATGGTGATAAGGTGGTGAAGGTGGAAACACTATAACACTTCCTGCCTTTGGCTTTATAGCAAAATCATAGTTTCCAGTTTTTTCTGCTTCTGCAAAATCTTGATTTGGAGTTGGACCCTGAATAGGACCCTTTGGATCTCTGATGCTAAAAGAAATTTCTCCACCCTCGTAATCATCATTTAGGTACATAACAAAAGAAACTTTTAGTCTTTCGTCTCCTTCTTGCTGATCAAAGTGAGCACCCATAAATGTTCCAGGCTCGTATCTCTTTACAGGATACATGGGGAATAGCTTTGGTTCATCTGTAATACCATGAGCTTTTGCATAGTCTCTTGCTACAACATCAAATGCGTCTCTAATTGTATTATAGATATAGTTAGTTTTTTCATCATCATTTTCTGGAATATAAATAGTCTTATCTGTTCCATAGACATAGTGCTGACCACTACAAGCAGTCCACTCACCCCACTCATCGTCGCTATCAATTGCTTCAATAAGTTTTTTAGGGTCTTCAATTACGTTGGTGTAATAATAAACCTTTTCTTCAAGTATCTCTCTGTCCATATTATATCTCCTTAGTATTTATTATTCTCATAAAAATTGACAACTTTTATGAACCCCACGACAACGTATCTTATTGGCCCTTGGCCAACATGTCTTACTCCATGCTCATACTTTTCTGTTCCTGGGAAAACAAGCAAAGAGCCAGGCTTCGGTCTTAGCTCTATATCAAGATTCTCAAAAAATAGTTCTCCATCTGCATAGTCATCGTTTAGATAAAGAATTGTTGCATAACGAATTGATGGATCAGTGTGCTGATCAGTATGTGATTTTAGCTGAACCTTTGGCTGCATTCTTTGCATTGTTCCAAAACCACCAAGTTCTAGGCTAGGGTCTATTTGTTTTACAAGATTGTTTACTCTTGTATGCATTGTTTGTGAGATAGGGTACTGTGTGATTTGCAAGTTTTTGTCATTCCAGTTTTGTGTAATTTCAAATTTGCCTTCTGCCACTAAATTATCAACATCATCTCTTCCAAACTTTTCAAGACAAAATCTTTTTAGATTTGTGACATATTCTATTGACCAGTCTTCTTCTGGTGTTGTATCAATAATATTTAGCAAAACATCTAGCTCTTCTTTTGTTAAGAAATCTTCTACGAGAAGAATTTCATCATCAATGTCAGTGCACTTAAAATTGTTTTCCTCAAAAGGCTGCTTTAAAAAATTAGACATTATTTTCCAAATCCTCTATCTTGTACTTGTTTCCAGCAGTATCCATTTTATACCCTTGTTTAATAAGCTCTTGCCACTCTGCTCTCTCAATTTCTTGCTTAGCTCTAGTCTCTTTCATTTCTTCTGCCCAAGCATCTCTTAGTTCTTGTGGGTATGCAGACTCTTCTCTATCATCCCAGAAAGAACCTATGGTGTATCTAACGCCCTTAGTAATTAGGGAGACCTCATGCATATTATTAAATCCTCCATCAAATACTGCAAGCATTCCAACTTTAGGCTTAATCTCTATATCTTGATCTGGAAACTTTAAAAGTCCACCCTCAAAGTCATCATTAAGGTATAAAAATCCTGCATATCTACTTCTTGTGAAAGCTCCAGATTTTCCATGTTCGTCGGTATTGTCTGAGTGAATTCTTGCATATGCTCCTGGTTCCCATTTTTGAGTATGATAACCAATTTTACAAATTGTTTTTGGATCAAGTCCATGTACAGACGCAATAGCCTCTGGCATAGCTTTTTCAATATCTGAAAAGATTGTTGGAGTTAGACCAGCATCAATAACTTCTTGGTCGTTATCTTGTGGAGTTACAGAGGAATAAGACTCATAAAAAGATATTGGCATCCAAGAAAGTTTACCGTTGTCTGCTTGTGCATCCAATGCTTGGATCATTTTCTTGCAATCTTCTTCAGATATAAAGTTCTCGTAAAGAACTATATCTTTTGTTAGTCTTACTGGGTTATTTAGATTCACCTTATTCTCACCGCTCCTTCTATAAACTCTCTTTGCTCGTTTTCTCTTCTGTAGTTTTCAAGTATACCTTCATATATTTTTGTCCACTCTTCAAGACCAAACTCTGCCACTTTATCATTCCACTCTTGACTTGCAGGCTCATACTTAGCCCAGTACATTCGGCTAAAGTATTTTTCACCTTCAGTACACTTTTGAACTCCATGCAAGAAGGCATTGCCATTCTCTGTTAAGTATCCTGGGTGTCCAGAAGGGAAGACGATTATATCTCCTGCTTTTGGCTTATATCCTATGAGCTTTCCATCTATAGCAAAGTCTAAGTCTCCACCAACATAATCGTCGTTAAAGTAAGATGTTGTAGTTAAAACAAATTTAAAACCAGCAGTTTGAATTGGCTCCCTAATGTAATCAGAGTGGTACCTCATTGCCTTTGAGTCAGAGTTTCCTGCATTTTCTTTATACTTACAAATAGTTGGACCAATTACTCTCCATGGAGCAATAGGCATAGGTCCATATATATCTACAACGTTTTTCTCTAATCCTTCATTGCTAACATTAAGACCAAATCTAGCATGATAGTCTTTGTTTACGGTATAAAATCCTTTTATTGTTTCTTTAATAAAATAAAACTGATCTTCTTGTCTTTTATTTCTGATGTCTGGCTCTTTTATAATGTTAAAGTCTAAAGACTCTTTATCAAAGATCAAATTTATGTCTCTTACATAGTCTCCAAAGAGACTCCACTGCACTGGATTATCAAATAAGCCTGGCTCATCCGAATCAACAAAACATTCTTTTGCAATTCTAGACATTTTTTCTACATCCTCAAAAACATTGCTGTAGACAATAATTTTAGGATAAATTTCGTCAGCAACAATATCATTACTCATATTATACTTCCCTGTCCCCGTCTAAAAGTGTTCTATAGTATTTTTTATTTGGATCTGGCTGTACGTCTCCAGTATGTTTTAAAATTTCCCAAAAAAACGGACAGGTGTATCTAATTCCATTTTTAATCTCAGTTACTCCATGGATATAGTTCATATCTCCTGGGAAAAAATAAGCAGCACCCTTTTTTGGTTTAAACTGAACGCCTTGAAGTGGAAAATAGAGTTCTCCACCCTCGTAGTCATCGTTTAAATAAAACAAACTTGATAGGTCGTAATACGGGAAATCATTTGGTAGGCCAGCATCTACGCCATCATGCAATTCTTTATCTGCATGTGGATTTTGAAATTGTCCTGGGAGCCATCTAACAATTGTTGTATTGGTTGGAGAAACTTCTACTTTATAGAATTCTTCTACTATAGGCTTTAGCCTTTGAAATAGTCCTTCAATTACTGGAGCAATCTCTGGATTATTTTTGTCTAGTGAAGGTCTAGTTGCAACTCTATCTTTCCAGTAATCTGAATCATAAATCACTGTTCCATTTTCATTAACATGGCTTTCTGTAATATCCCAAATTGTTATAGATTTTGCAGCTTTTTCTAAAAACTCTATCTCTTCTTCTGTCATAAAGTTTTCTAGCTCTACAATCATTTCTTTACCATTCCCAAAATATCCTGATGGGGTCAAAGATGGCTGTCTTTTTACTACTGGTGCATTTGAAATATCCATAATAGCATTATATCATAGGGATTAAAACCCTATAATTCCCTCTCTATCTCTAGTTGTTTTAAAAATCTTTCTGCATCAAATCTCCAGTTATCCTTTGCGAATGAAGTAACAATTTTAATGCAAACATCTTCGTAGTCTTTCTTCTCCAGCTTACTTTTAAGCGTATGTAGAGCATCAACTGTATCTATGTAATTTTGCCTTACAAAAGAAGGATCCCCCGCATGATTTCTTTTTAACACCTTTGTACTAATTTTTCCAGAAGGCTCATACAAAGAGACTGTAAGATATTCTTTTGCAAATCCAGCATCCTGATACATATTATACCCATCTAATGCTTGATCTAAGCTATCAAAAGAAATTATTGATCTTACTGGTACTTCTCCATCTCTAGAAACAGCTATAAGATAATGTGAAACCTTTCCAAGCTTAGCATTATCTACATACTGGTTAATCATGTCTGTATGTGTCACTTTTAACTCATTCATTTTCTACCCTGATTTGTTTGATCATTTACAGAAAGCTTTAGAGCCTTTACCTCATGTGATCCCACAGACTCTTGTTTTTCATTAACTGCATTTCTGTACCAGTCAGTCCACTGACCAGTCTTATTAATTTCTTGGGCAGCGTCGCCATAAGACTTAGCGGCTTGAGCTCTTTTATTATCTTCATCAAAAAAGTCAATAAGATTAATTGATGTATTGTCTAATTGAGTTAATGATATTGGAATAAGTGTTGCAAGCGGAGTTCCAGCTTTTATCAATACTTCTTCGTTAGCCTTTTTTGCCTTAATAGCAAGAGGAATTGGATTAGGATAAAAAGAGGTGCTAACTAAAAAAGACATAGTTTCAAAATCAGAATTAAAGTAATTAACTGGATTAATTGTAAACATACTTACATTTTGATCTGTCTTAAAAACTAGGCCAGTATTTATACTGATGGTTGCTTGACCTCTTCCAGTATGAGCAAAATCTCCGCCCTCTGTTATGTTTACATTTTCAGGACTTTGATCATTAACCCCATTCCAGATAAACCTTATGTCTTTTGTTGAAGATAAATTCCATCCAATCATGTTTGCCTGGCTAACTGGAAAACAATGATATGCATGCTTATCAAAGGTAGCATCCATCCAATCTCTTTTTACAGACATTGGCTCAATGTTTATAAAGGAATAATGTGTTTTTTCAACAGAGATATTGAGCATTTAGTCCTCTACATACATTTCTGGTGTATGGAATTTTGCATTATAGTCAAGCATTGTAACAATAGAATACTTAGTTCCAGAGGTCACTGGCATTGCTTGATGAGGATACATATAGTTTGATGGGAAGATAAAAAGATCTCCAGCCTCTGGCTTTATCTTTAAGTCTTGCAGTCTAAAGTATAGTTCTCCGCCTTCGTAATCGTCATTTGGGTATGCAACCAAAGATACAGTACAGTTATAAGAAAATCCATGGTCATGGTGCTCCTTAAAGTGTTGACCTGGACCATACTTGATAAAGTTAAAAGCTTCCCAATACTTGATTTGTCCACCTAGGTTATGATCTCTGCAATAATCATCTACAGCTGGCAACTTAACATCATAAACATCTTGCCAAATTTCTTGAAGCCTAAGTGACTGAGGTCTTGTGTCCCCTAGAAGATTTTCTTTCTTAAACTTAAAGTCAAAACAATCTCTGTAGTCTGGCATCAATTGCTTGTACCCAACATATGCTGGTTGCCAACTATACTGTGTTTCATCTCCAACAGGTCCAAGGTTAGACTCAAGCCTGTTCACTACATCAAGTTCTTTCTTAATCACATTCTTGTAGCAATAAATTCCATTGCCAAGATTAATCTTTTCAGTCCAAGTGCTCATTTTTTCTCCTTATTTGTATTCTCTTCTTGTCCAAACTTTGTTTTTATAAATACCACCATCTGGTTTTCTATAAAAAGCTGCATTCTCTCCCATTTTATCATACATATCTTTTACATTTAAAATTTCAACATCACTTTCCCAGTTTTCTCTTTTAAATGGCAATATTTGAACATATGGAGTTCCTGCTGGTATTGTTCCTTCCCAGCCTTCTGCTATAAAAAACGGAAGACTTCCAATTAACTCAACCTTGTCAGAATCAACAATTCCAGTTGTATTAACAAACGGAAGATCATATCTATTCATTGGTGTCATAAACAATGAACTGTATCCTTCTGGTAAACCTAAAGACCATTCTGATTGCCAAGAAAAATGTTCTTTGTAGAATCCTTTTGGATGCTCAAACTGTGGCATTGGAGGTCTTTTGGTGCAAAAATCTTTATGCTTTTCATCAACTACCTTAACATCAATTTTCCCATTACTATCTTTAAAAAATTGAATATCGCAAGGCGTCAATAAAACATAGCCAGTTGAAAAACCATCCATAATGGCAGGGCATGCCTTCCAAGTAGGTATCTTTCCATAGTCGTCAGTTGTTCCTTCTTTTGTAACTGGACAAACCATTTTATTTGCTGGAAAATATTCACCAGTATAAGGATTTTTTGCAAACCTGTCTGCATCCTTATACCAATCTGGAATCACCTTTTGTGTAGGGACAGGTACAGAAATGCTTTCCTTATTCAGCCAAGGGCGAAAAGCCTTAAAGATTACCTTATTCATTAGTGACTAAGCTCATTAATGTCTGTCATGATTACAACACAGTACTTTGTTCCAGACTCCATCGGTAGTGAAGCATGCTCATAAATATAGTTTGATGGGAATACTGCTATGTCTCCTACTCTTGGTTTATATACTAAGTTGTCAAGTCTTGGAAACTTTAAGTCCCCTCCAACATAATCATCATTAATATATATAACAGCAGAAACTGTACAGTTGTACGCTGGTCCATGATCTGCATGAATGTTAAAGTGTGTACCTGCGCCCTCATACTTTACAAAGTTAAACGCCTCATAGTAAACAACATTAATTCCCCAGTATTTTGCATAGTCATCAATGCAGAACTTTAGTTTCTCGTATATCTCTTGATGAAGATCAAG